TACTTAGGGTCTTCCGCAAGTCTGAGTGTCTCGTTCGCTACAACAATAAAATTATCGTCGACTGCTTTTCCTCCCCCCGCATCAATCAAACCTTTTGCCATGTCAACCTCTAAGGCAAACGTCCGTCCGCTTTGTAGAACTCCCGTGAAACTGCTTGTTATCAGAATCAGAACTAATCTAATATTTGGTTTGTCCATATCGTTTTTAAAATTTAAATAATTAATAAAATAGCGGACACCGTTGATTTGATGTCCGCTTTACTTATAGCCTTAGGTGTATTAAACCTTACCTTTCAAGATACCGATTGCTTCTGGCTGTTTCGCCTTAGCGTCGTATCTCTTAAAGCCTACGAAACCAATTTCGTCCGTCTCGAAGTACACTTGGTCACTTCTCTTGATGTCTGTTCCGTTTACGATGCGGACGGTGTGTGCCAAATCGTGTGCCCCGAATGAAATCGCAGCGGACGCCACATTGAGGTTGCTCATGTGGTTGTTGATAACGATTGGGAAACCGAACAACGTGTTTGGATTGCCTTTTGACAAATCTCCTATACCCCAGATAGGGCGACCTGCTCCATCATTAACCGTACGCAAAGATTGCTCTGTCCATTGGTTCATTGACCACTTAGCCGTACCCTCTTGTAAGTACGCTCTGTTTACGCTACCAACGAGCGTATTCAATTCTGCGTACGATACAGCACCAGATACTGCAACTGCTAAATCTTGGGCTTGTCCTTGTCCTGCAAGTGCGTACCCCGTTGGCTGTGCCACTCCCGTTCCGAAAGTACCAAGTCTGTTAATAGACTTTCCGAATCTTGCTCTCATTTTGGCTAAAAGCAAAGCTTCTATTTCAATAATAGAGTCCGTCAATAATTCGTTAGATACCTTAAAGATTTTGGTAGAGTACTTGTACGCTCCGAGAGTTTTACGTCCAATAGGCAACTTGTCTTGTGCGGGTGCGGTTGCTTCGTCAATTGCTACTGCTTCGTCGTCCGCATCATCAACTGTTGGCATATAGAACAGATTGCCTGTCGAAGTGTACATAATTTCACATAACTCCATAACACCCGAATAGCTTCTTAACTTGTCGATAAGTTTCTTAGAGAAATAATCGAACGTTAAGTAGCCGCCATCTGCGGGCGTACCGATGTTCATGCCCCTTTGCTGTTCAACGAACGTGTTCGCTCTTGCAGCTTTCAAAAATTCAAGTTCGTTGTTGTTCAAGCCTAAGCTATTCAACGAGATACCTCTTGCGAACGCAACTAATAGTTTTTTCTCCGTCAACGTTTTAAGGTCTCTGGTATCTACTGCTGTACGCAATTCAACTTCGCCCTCAACTTTCATTTTCTCCAAGTCAATAGAACGCTTTTCAGCTTCTGCTAACAGTTGGGTACTTGAAATAGCTGCTTGCAAGTTTTCAAGCGTTGTACGCTCTTCGCTAGTCATAGCTTGACCCACTTCTAATTTAATAGAACGTGCGAACGCTGTTTCTTCCTGTGTTTGTTTCTCCAACGCCTGTTGAAGTTCTCTTAATCTTTCGCTCATTGCAATTTGATTTAAAAAATGAAAAAATATATTTGATTTAACTGTTTAGTTACTTTCTTAAAATACGGTCTAGTAGGGCTTGGTCTTCGTTCGCTTGTTTAAGGTACGCTTCTTTCTCTTCCTCTTTAGCTTTGAAAAGTTCTTTAAATGCGTTAACGTCCATACCTCTAGCCAAGCCGACGGTAGTAGCATCATAACTTTGACGTACAACAAGGCTGAAATCGGTTATCTCTTTAAACTCATATATGTGGTGTTCAAAAAGTTCCGTTTCGGAGTTATATATCAAATCAGAATCCTCTACAAAGAACATAAAAGATAGTCCGTCAATATCGCCTCTTTTTACCCACTCGCTGCATGACCTAGAAATCTCCGTGTTCGCTTTATCAATCTCTACGTGTACTGATTCAGGTTGTACGTCAAATCTTAGTGTACCTGATTTATACGTGCCTAGTAGGTTTTCCTCTTTGTGGTTAAACGTGGCTATTGCCCTTTCAAATCTTGTCTTGGCAGACCAAGCCCCTTTGTGAATTATTTCTTTAAATCCTCCTAGGTCATTCGACCACCTTTCAAAAACTATTGCTTCTCCTTTAAATAGAGTTGGTTCGTCGTCTTTTACCTCAGATTCTTTATCTGACATAAGCACCATGTTTCTCTGCTGTGGTACGTCTAAGTTTAGTTTTAGCTTATTCTGATTCATCGTCTTCTTCTTTTTTTATGTTTTGTTCGTCAATCTTTTGCTTATTCGGGTTCGCCAACTTTTCAGTTTGTATGCGTACTAACTCGTCGATAGGAACATAACTCAACTGCATATACGTAGTGTTCGACGCATCCGTGTTTAGTGGTACTCTATCGTCGTCCGCTCTTATTTCGTCTGGTTTTAATGCACCTTTAGAGAACATCGAATCGTAAAGTTTGGCTCTACCAACAGGGTCGGCTCTAAGTAATACCGACGCATCAAATTTATGCTTTAGGTAGTTTCTTAATCCTGTACGCTCTGGCTTAGTTAAAAGCTTCTTGTCTAGTTCTTGCTCAAACTGAACAGCGTACGGCATTATCGTTGATTTATAAAACTCTAAATCTTGATGTGCAATGTTATTGTTCGTCGAACGCTCTAAACTAAATACTTTGTGAGGTGGGCAACCTAAAAATCTGCAAATGTCAATTACAGTAAATTCTCTGTTCGCAATAAACTCCGCATCTGATGGCTTTATAGCCCTAGGCTTGTACGTCAAACCCTCTTCCAGAATCATAGTTCCTGATGCGTTCTTAGAACCTTTAAATGAATTCATCTGCTGATTCATTCTTTCGTACGCCTTATCGCTTAAGAGCCTATCCGTCTCCAAAACCCCTTCGAGGTTAAGCCCGTTTTTGTTCATGGAGTAAGATAGGTTTTGTTGTTCTAAACCCGCCATTATCGTTTTACTAGCTAGGCTTAGTACGCTGTCTCCCTCATATCCGTTTGAGCCTATTGTTTTTATGTGAATTATATCGTCCGCTAAAACAACCTCTCCATTAACTAAGTAATAAACGTCAACGCTGCCGTCGTGATTATCTTTTTTCCATAGTACGCAAGTTCCCGTCTCTAAAACAAACAGTTTGGTAGCACTTCCGAACCTGTCTCTAAATATCCTAGCGTATCCGTTCCCGTTGTTTAGCGTATTAACCATTAAAGAAGACGTAAACCCGAACCACGTAGTATATTTGTTTGGTTCTGTTTGTAAAAGTACGCTAAGTTTGTGTTTAGTGTCCGCAAGTCTTAGACCGTCTTTGTACTCAATCAGATTTAGCTTCATGCAAGCGAGGGTTTCGCTTATTAAAGCTACACACCTGTAAACTGCGGCTAATTTCCATGCTCCAAACTTACTCTGCGAACCTTCACCTATAAGTACGTCGTAAAACCCGCCCTGTTCAAAAAATTCTGTTTGCGAAATACCCTCCGTACCCCTTGCTAGACCACTATCCAACCTAAAAGTCCGCAAAGAGCGGGCATTTGAGCGGTTTAGCACCATTGGTACGCTGTTTCTAGCTTTAACCATGTCATTAATGTTTAATAATTATCAAAAATAAGAAAAAAATTCGGTGTTTACAATAAAATTCGCTAAAATTATGCTAAAATTCGTATGTCTCGTTCGTCATAGACGGACGTTTTTCTAATCTCTTTATCGCTCCAATATTCTAACTGCTCTAAAGCTAGTAAAGTACTTATAACTCCGTCTATCTTTTCTTTACTCTTGCCTTTAACGGGTTTCCTGTGGTCGTCTTTGTACGCTAAAACTACGTTCATAATCATCCATTCCATAACGGGGTTTCCGTCGTGCAAAATATTTTGAGGTTTTGTGTACAAACCATGTACCATTAAAGAGGTCGGTTGGCTCATAGTTCGGAAACTAGGGTCGATTGTATAGAACGGTTTTATAACTTCATACTTTTGGTCTGCTGCCAAGCGTACGTATATCTTGCCTATCTCTTTATTTATTGAATCTAGTAATTGATTTGAGTTAAAATAATCGAAGCCGCCTGTTAGTACTCTGTATTCCTTTATGTCCGCTAAAACGTATTCTTTTACTAATTCATAATCTACCGTTTCTCCGTCGCACGGTATCAAGTGACCCTGTTCTATCCATGTCATATATGGTATGCCTGTGGCTTCCTGCCTTTTTTCTGCGGACTCGATAGGTACAAAAAACCTTTGCTTGAAATATCTACGTCCGTCGTCAAATTCAAAACCTACTGTGTACGCTGTTATATCCGTGGTGTAAGATAAATCACCTCCTATGTGTACACGTTTAGCCCTTTTGAGTTCGTCTTCTGTCGGTTCATATACTGCTGACTGCCACTTATCTCTTTCTATAAATGTATCTAACGTATCCTCCCACATATTCAAGTTTTTGGTCAAGACGTTTACTCGTTCGTCGGGTTTAATCTGAGCCGTTCGCACAGCTTGGGCTATTTTAGATTGTAATAGCGATACGCCCATGTTAGGGTTCGCTTTAATCCAATTATTAGGGTCTTTCCAATCGTCTTTTTTATCTAGGTGGTATATGATGCCAAACACGTTGTCCGCTTCTACGTTATTTTCAAGTATATCTATTACGTGTTTTCGTTGTTCCCTGTAACACCAATAAACTTTGTTAAATCCTGCGGTAGTTATCATAACCAACAAAGGCTGCGTACGGTTAACCATAGCGGACGTAAATATACCGTACAGTTTGTTGGTCTTGTATTCGTGAATCTCGTCAAGTATAACTCCATGAGGTCTAAGTCCGTCGTGTTTGTCTGCATCCGCAGATAGGTATTTTAATTCTGCATTAATTACGCTGCTGCGAGATTTTGCATCAAAGTGACGTACCTTAATTTCATCCCTTAGGGCGGGGCTTGCTTTAGCCATACGTACCGCATCTTTAAAACAAATGAATGCCTGAGACTTACTGTTCGCTCCTGTGTATATTTCTGGGGAATCCTCTCCGTCTGCGAACATAAGGTATAAAGCCAATCCTGCTGAGAAAAAAGTTTTGCCGTTTTTCCTAGCCACCTCTATGTACGCTATATCATATTTTCTTTTGTTCGTACCTTTATGTTTCCACCCGAATAAACAGCCCGCTATAAAGCATTGAAATGGACTTAATTCAAAAGGTCTAAAATTTAAAGGGTCTGTATTTAGATTCAAAAGCATAAAAAAGTCAATGACGAACTGTGCTTCGTCTTCGTCAAAGTATATGTCTTTTCTTTTTAGGTCATTTAAATGCCTGCGAACAGCCAATTTGGTGTACCTACCCGTGGGAATTTTTCCCGTTCGCACATCTTCGATGTACTGATAGAATTTTTCCATGAATTATTTATTTCGGCGTGATGCTATGAACGATTCGAGTGCGGACTGTTCTTTCTTTTGTTTGACGGACGAACCTCTGCTCTTAGGGT